CGACGCGGCCGCGCTCAGCGTGATCTGGCCCCCGGTCACCGTGTAGGTCTTCGTCGCCGGCACCGCGCCATCGGCGAGCACCGCCACTGTCTCGCCCTCGAGGTGCGCGAGGCCCGCGATGGTCGCCGATGCCGGGCTGTTCACGACGCGCACCGCGCAGTCGACGAAGCACGCCTCGCGGATGTCGGTGAACTCGCGCGACGCCAGGCGCTCGACGAAGCGCTTCGTCGACCCGTTGATCACCCGCTTGACGACGATGTAGACGACGTCCTCGCCCTGCTCGGGCACGACGCACACCGACTCGATGACGCTCGCGCCCGCTTTCGTCGCCGTGTCGTGCCGATGCCAGCCCCAGACCTCCTCTTCGGGGAGGTAGGTCAGGCCGAGCAGCGCGCCGTCCGCGCGCACCGCCCAGACTATTGAATGCGGGTTCGGGGCGAAGGCGAGGTCAGTAATACCGCTGCTCTTCGTCAGGTGGGCCGCCAGCACCGATAAATCGCGGCCCCCGAGCAGCGACTCGCCCTCCTGCCCCTTCATGTAGCGGAGGTCGCGCAGGATTTTGTTCTGGAGCTGCACGAAGAGGATCGCGTCGCCGATCGTGACCGGCGGCACGTCTGCAGAGCCGACGTAGCTGTGCTGCTCAGGGTTGATGCTGGTCGGCGTGATCGCGCCGGCCTGGTTGTCGTCGCCGTTGATCACCCAGATGCTCGCGTCGGTCAGGATGATGAGCCGCCGCAGCGGCAGCATGTGGGCGACGGGGTTGACGGTCAGCCCCGCGAGCTGGAACGAGAGGCTGTCGTCGTCCTGCAGCGGCGAGTGAATGCCGAAGCTGGAACGCTTCGCGACGACCGACCCCTCGATGCGCTCCGGCTCGTTGGCCGTCGTCGCCATCCAGCGGCGCTGCTGGTAGGTCACGTTCACGCCGGGATACGTGTTCGCGGCGTTGAAGAGCAGGCGCGCCACCGGCGGGACCTTCGCGCTGTTCGGCGTGAACCCGACGTCGCTGAGCGTCAGTAGCGCCGTCGTCCAGATGAAGCCGTAGATCGCGCTGCCGTTCGCGTCCTTGTAGACGTTGTAGGCGGTCGCGCCTGACACCGCATCCCACGTCAGCACGTTCGGGTTCGCCGGCGTCGCCGGCCCGACCTTCTGGTAGACGACCGGTGTCTGCGGCAGGCTCTCGTCGACGGCGGTGACGGCGGTGACGACGTAGCCGGTCGAAATCGTGTCGGGCACGGGCGCCGGCGTGCCGGCTGTCCACGCGAGGTTCGCCGGCGCGGCGGTCGCTGGCACGGTGCTGATCGGCGTCAGCGTCCAGCGCGTGCGCGCGTAGCGCCGCAGCTCCCGCGGCGCCACATTCGGGTGCGTGATCGTGATGATGTCGCCGCTCTGCGCAAAGCACGCGCGGCCAGGCGCCTTGAAGAGGCCCGACGCGTAGGGCGTCGGAATCTCGTAGATGTTCCCCGTCAGCGGGTACCAGTAGGTGACGTTGGGCGGCGCGTTGCCGGTGCCGGGCGCGATCGCGTAGTAGTTGACGCCGCCGCTGACGACCAGGTCGCCCTGCACGTAGGCCGTCGCGCCGTTGTAGGCCGCGACGCCCGAGACGAGCACCGGCGCGCCGTGCCAGTAGAAGCGGATGTAGTTGTTGCCGCACTCGAGGAGATACGACTCGTCGGCGGCCGCGAACACGAAGCGCTTGAGGCGACAGTCGTCCGCCCCGGAGTTGCGTGTCTCGGCGACCTTGTAGGTGCCGCTGCGGTTGGTGACGCCGCCCTGGCGCTGCACCGCGAAATTGCGACAGGTGCGCAGGCCGGTCGCGTACTTGACCAGGTCCGCGCGCATCCCGAGCGCCGGGTCGATCTCGCCCCCGGCGAACGCCCGCTGGACGAGCGCGCTCATCGCCACGTCAGCGCCCCCGGATCCAGTCGGGGTCGCCCTCGTTGGGCTTCTGCGGTTGCTCCTCGGCGGCGTCGATCACGTCGGTGGTGACGACGACGTCCCGGTATTTCGCCTCGCAGTACTGCGCCTTCGACGGGTCCTTCGAGAGCGCCGGCGCCAGGCTCGCCGCGTGCTTCCACGCCAGCACGTCGCGGAAGGCCTGCCCGAGCTGCGAGGCCGGGCACGTCAGCCGCGCGGTGTATTCGAGCTGCACGGGGATGGTCGTCGAGGCGACCGCGTCGGTGAAAATCAGGTCGCCGGTGTCGTCGCTGCCCACCTCGTATGCGACCGGGTTCGGGTCGTACTGACGCTTGCCCCCGATCTGCGACGTGATGCGCCGCGCGCGGACCATGTCCGCCGGCGCGCGGTAGCTGTACTGCCAGTCGTTGTTGACCGGCACGCTGGTCGTGCCGCCGACGAGCACCAGGTTCGCGTAGCGCTTCGCGCGGCGCCACGGGAAGCGGTAGAGCACCGCCTCGACGTCGTCCTTGATATGCAGCCGCGAGGTCACCGCCTCCTGCGTCAGCTCGGTCGCGAGGTCGGTGATCTGCTTCGACACGCCGATATGCGCGAGCGCGATGTTGACGGCCTTCTGCGTCATCGCGACGCACGCGGCCGCGAGGTCCGGCTCGGTGCCGGTGCCGCCGGTGCCGCCGCCTGGCGTTGTCGGCGTCGTCGACGGCGGGAACGGCAGCGTCGGATCCGGCGGCGTCGGATAGCTCGGGTCGATCGGCGTGTCGCTCGCGATCGGCGTGAAGGTGCCGTTGGGGCTGAAGCCGCCGTTGCCCGCCGTCGCCGAGCCGAGGAGGCAGAACCAGTTGTAGGTGACGCCGTTGCTATTGAGCGCGCTGCCGACGGTGAAGCTGTCGATCGCGCCGGCGGTGATACCGGTCGACGCGTTCGCGCCGCCGGCGATCGTCGAGCTCGTCGTGCCGGTGTGCGACGGGTCGCGGTGAATCCCTGGATTCGCGTTCACCGGCTGCACGTAGGCGTAGAGCGGCCGCAGGCCGCTCGCCGGCGAGATGGGGACGGTCCTCGAGGCGTTGCCGTCGCCGACGTAGGTGCCGTGGCAGAAGACCTTCGATTGATCGGCGTCGCCGTTGCCGTCGGCCTTGCGCCAGAGGGAGAACACCGTGCCCCATCGCGAGGTGCCGTCGACGAACCCGCTGTCCCACGTCAGCGAGCCGTTGCCGAACGTCAGTGCGGTCGCGACCGCGGCGCCGCTCTGGCTCTTCGAGGCCTGCGCGGCGGTGTGGCCCGCGCCTTTCGTCCACAGTTCATCGGTCGACGAGATGGAGAGGTCGAAGCGCCACAGCCAGGCCCACTCGGCGAGGAAGTTGGACACCTCGAGCGTCTCGCTGACCGGCAGCAGGCCCGTCGCCGCTTCGTGATAGCTCGCGCCACAGAGATTGAAGCGCGCGCCGGGATCCATGTAGGCGACGTACTGGTAGGTCACGCCATTGGCGTTGATCTGCGCGTCGTTGCCGGCGATCGAGAACAGGAACTGCATCTGCTGGTCGGCGGTCGGCGAGCCCGGCACGAACGTGTTGTCGCGGCGCGCGCGGCCCGGCCCGAACTGGCTGACGCCGCTGATCGTCGTGGACTTCTGAATGTTCGGCGCCGCGCTGAAGTAGCGCGCGCCGCCGGTATCGCCCGAGAGCGGCCGGATGACCATGTAGTGAACCGGCAGTGGAAATAACAGGTCCTGCCCCGTGTCGTTGCCGACATAGGTGCCGCCCTTAATCGCGATCGGCCCGAGCGGCGCGGCGTCGTTGCGGAACCAGGGGGTGTCGGCGTACGGCGCGTTGTGCGTGCCGCGCGCGGGGGCGATCGTCTGCCCGGTCCCCTTCACCCACGCGCCGATCGTCGAGTCGTAGACCGGCGGGATATCGCACGCGCTGAAGCAGCCGAGCGCCTCGACCGACGCCATCAGGGCGATCACGCGCGACGTGTTGGCGTCCGCGCCTTTCTTGTAGTGCGCCTCCACCGCGGCGAAGGGCTCGGGCTTCTGCAGGCCCGCCGGCGCGTAGAGCGTGTTCGCCCAGCCGCCCGCCGTCGACTCACCGGTGATCGTCGCGTAGACCGCCGCCGCGGCGCCGATCTTGTAGCCGATGCTGCCGTCGGCCGCCGGCGCGTTGGCCTTGTTGCCGTTCACGCCGACGTTGACCGCGGCCCACCCGACCGCCCCGAGCACGTTGCCCAGGCGAACGAGCGCATCGGTCGTCATCGCCACGACCGCCGCGGACGTGCCGGACGTGATGCCGCCCGTCGCGCCCTCGCGCGTGAACGGACACGACACCATGCGGTAGTCGCCCGTCCAGTTCGCGCTCTGGGCGAAGGCGGTGTTATTCAGCCGGACGATGCGCGAACCGAGGATCCAGTCCGCCGACTCGGTGACCAGCTCCCAGCCTGCGTTCGTTCTGAACGGCGCGACCGCCTTGCGCGGCGGCTCGGTGTCACCGAGTAGATGTTCGGCCGTCGAGCGGAACACCTCGAAACCGATCTGCGGGAGCGGCACGCCATCCGGGCGCGTGCCCGTATAGAGCGCGATGTCGCCGACGTGGTAGGCCGCGTGGGCACCGTCCCACAAACTGAACGGGTCCAAGAGGACGGGGGTCTTGTCGCGCGGCGGGTCGCTGCAGTGCCAGTCATCGAAGTCAATCTCCAGCGTGGAGGCCAGGCTCTGGCTCTGCCCGAGGCGAATATCGGTGATGAAATTGTTGCCGGTGGTGCCGCCAGGATTGTGCGACGACATGCCGATGTAGAGGCCGTCGAGGAAGTACACACAGTCCGCGGCGGGGACCGGGATGATGCCTCTAGGCCCCATCTGGGTCAGCACGTCGATCCGCTGCCGCTCGCCGAGTAGGAGCTGGCCGCTCGTCACCGACACGAGCGCCGGCGGGTTCGCGTCGACGACGTACATCGCGAGATGCCCGTCGGCCGTCACCGCCAGGCGCCCGCCGGAGTTGGCCTGCCCGAAGTTGCTGATCCGAAAAATCTCGGTCGTGACGTTCGGGTATTTCCGCAGGCGGACGTAGAACCGATTCCAGGTCGTGTGCTTCTGCGGTGAGTTGGCAAACTGATGCGAGCGCGAGAGTGCGGCCGCTCCGCCGTTGCGATAGGCGAAGCCCATGCCCTCGCCGTCGGTGACGCCGGCGCGCGACAGCGCGCGTCCCGTGGTGAGCGCGACCGAGCCTTCGCCGTGCTCGAGGATCTCGGCGCCGTCGATGAAGTAGCGCGCCGGGATCGCGGCGGGCCTGATGGCGTCGCCGTTGCCGTCGGTGACGGCCGTGCCGTCCGGCGCCGGCATGTACTGGAAGATCGCGACCCAGTAGAACTTCGTGCTCTTCCCGAAAATCCACCACCCGCTCGAGATGGTGAACGTCGCGACGTCGCGCGGGAAGCTGTTGCTGTGCGGGTCGAAGTACAGCGACGACATCGACGGCACGCTGAACGCCTGGCCGAGCGGCACGTCGCCGACCTGGATGATCGGGAGCAGCGTCGGCCACCCGCCCGCCGGGTCCGCCTCGCGGAGCATGTTCGCGGCCTCGACGGCCATGCCCCCAGGGCCGACCGGGTTGTAGGGTGCGCGGACGACGCCGTCGGGGTACTGCGCGAGGAGCGAGTCTACGAGCGCACGATTCGGCAGGTTGACCATGTACGTGAGGTAGACGGTCTTTGCCATCGCGACCGCTCAGTAGGCGCTGCAGAGGGCGACGAGCGTCGCGCTGTCGGCGAAGTTTTGCGCGGTCGCCGCGGTGCCGTAGTTGGTGATCGTCGCCGACGTCGTCGTCGAGGCGGTCTGCTTCTGGACGAACATCGTGGCCGACGTCGTCGTCGTCCACGCGTGGCAGTTCCACCCGGTCGCCGCCGTCGGCAGCGACAGGATGCACGTCGAGCTCATGGTCGTGCCCAGCGTCACGCGCTGCGTGATCGAGCCGTTGCTCGAGGCGACGGCCGGCGAGGTCCCGCACGACGTCGGCGTGCCGGGTGACACGGCGAGGATCGCGGAGTTGCTGACGACGATGTCGCCGCTGCCGGCCAAGATCACGCGCGACGCGGTGATCGCGCCGTAGGCCGAGTCATCAGCCTTGCGGATGTCGATCCCGAAGCCGTTGCGCTTGATCGCCGCGAAGGCGTTCGTCGTGCCGCCGACCTGCAGCAGGGGCGGCGTCGTGCCCGCCAGGCGCGCGCTCAGATAGCCGCTGCGCGCCACGACGACCGCAGTGCCCGTCATCGCGGCCGTCGCGCGCACGCGCACCACGCCGTAGCCCACGTTGGGCACCGTCCACGTCCCGCCCGCGGTCGTGGTCGAGACGCTCGAGAGGTCGGTGATGCTCGTCACCGTGACGACGCGGAAGTTGGTCGTCACCGCGGCGTAGAACGTCAGCGTGCCGGTCCAGGTGCCGCTGACGTCGATCGTCAGCGCCGGCGCGCTGCCGATGACGAAGTCCGCGCACGCGTTGGCCGTCGTGCAGACGCCGCTCGCGTCGTTGGCGGTGATGTTGATCGGGCCGATCGCTTGCGCGGCCGCCGGGCCAGCGGCGAGCGCGAGAACCGCGACCACTGCGTACGCATACTTCATGGTCCTTCCCCTTTGAAAGTGGTTCGCCGGCGGCGGCGTCGGAGGCGTCCGCCGCCGGCGAGTCGAGAGGCTTTCCCAGCGACCGAACGCAAGGAGCACCTGCGGGTCACAGCCCCTCGAGCGCTACAACGCGTCCGCGCGCGCCGACCAGATGGACGGCGACGTCGTCAGGAACGCGTTGATCTTCCCGGCCGTCAGCGCCGCGGTGCCGACGTTCTGGAGGATCCCCATGTACTGCTCCCAATCCGGCGGCGGCGGCGGCACGGGAATGTTCAGCGTGTAGCCGGCGACCAGCGTCGCCTTCGGGATCGCCGCGGTCTGGTAGTGCACGGTCGCGCTGCCGTCGGTCGCGATCGCCGCCTGCGCGTCGCTCGCGAGGATGAACTGGACGGTTGCGGCGCCGGCCGAGGTGACGGTCGTATCGACCTGGATGACCAGGTAGAGCGGCTTGTCGATGTTCGCGCCGATGCCCTTGGCGACGCTCAGGTTGACGACGTCGCCGACCAGCGCCAGGCCGGTGCCGGCCGTCGAGAGCGCCGTCGCGTCGGCCATCTCGGTGCGGTCGTCGAGGATCATCCCGAAGACCGCCATCGATCCGAGCGCCGCGAGCGTGGTCAGGATGCCGGCGACGTTCACCGCCGGCAGGACCGCGAGGCCGACGACCACCAGCAGCAGCCCGGCGGCGAACACCGTCACCCCGTCGAACGTGTACGGACGCACCATGTGTCTTCTCCTTTTCAGGTGTGCGGATTGTGCGGGGCTAGACGACCCGCGCCTCGTTGCTGAGCAGCGCATCGACGCGCCGGACGGGGACGCCGTCGAAGCTCAGGACCTGCTTGCCGGCGATGTCGATCATCTGCAGGGTGCTGTTCTTCACCATGGCGACCATCTGCCGCCGCAGGAACGATCGGATCGTGCGATTGCAGTAGAACGCGGCGCGGCCCGCAGTCAGCGACTGCACGCGCTCGAGCGCCTGCGTCATCAGGTCGACCAGGTCGGAGCCCGCGGTCGCGGCCTTGGTCAGCGTGGTGACGTCGATGTTCGCGATCCGAATGCCGAACCGCCAGTCGCGCACGGTGAGGCCAAGGTCCCACCGGTAATGCGTGCGATACGCCTCCATGCGGCCGCCGGAGCCGTCGACGTTTTCGATCGTGACCTGCCCCTTGTCGTGCATCTGCCAGCCGCCCTTGCTGCCCTTCGGGTAGATCCCGTGGATGGTGTTCTCGCCCCAGACGATCAACCAGATGGAGCAGTTGACGGAGCCGGTGCCGCCGCCGTCGATGATGTGGTCCCCGTTCTCGGCCGCCAGCGAGTTGTAGCGCGGCGACAGCCCGGTGATCGCCTCGGGCGTCGTGGCCTCCGACTCGTAGAAGAGCGACGTCGCGATTTTTTGATTGAACCCCTCGAGGATCGGCATGTTCTCCGAGAGGCGGAACGTCGCGGTGTTGCCGTTCAGGTCCGCGAGCGCCTTGTCGACCTCGCCGTAGTTCTCGAGCATCCCGCAGCTGTCGGTGATCTTGGCGGTGGTGCTCTTCGTCGGCTGGACGCCGCCGTAGAGTTTCCGCCACGTCGGGAGCGGGATGCCCGTGCGCACCGTCGTCTGATGCCCGGTGAGCAGGTTCCCCTCGATGCAGACGAAGTCATCGAGGATCTCGTTCTGCAGGTTCAAGAGCTCGATGATGGCTGCGATCTTGTCGTCGGGGCCGAGCCGGTTCGCCAGGTCGAGCAGAGTCGGGTTTTGCGCTGCAAGCGTTGCCATGTCGTCTCCCTTCTACGTTTTGCTGTCACCGAACAGGCGGTCGGCGTGTGACCGTTTGCCGCCCTGCCCGCCACCGCGATCCGTGAGCGGCTGGTCCTCGCCCATCGCTTTGCCGATGCGCGAGAGCAGCTTCACGATCGGGCGGTAGGCCCCGAGGCCCTGCTTCGTCAGCACCGCGCGCAGCTCCGCGCCGTCGGCCTCGCTCGCCGGCAGGAACTTGTCGAGCACCTGGTTGGAGAGCTGCTGCGACTGGGCGAGGTGCGTGCCCCCGACCTCCGCGTCGGCCGTCGTCGCGTCGAGCCACGCCTTGTTGTGCGCGGCGATCGCCGTCGCGTGTTCCGCGAAGGCCGCCTGCGCCTGCTCGTTGGTGAGGTTGTGCGTGCGCGCGAGCGTCTCGAAGGCGGTGACGTCCGCGGCGTCGAGCGGCGTGTCGGCGGGAATGGTGAGCGCGTATTTGTCGGGCGCGCCGGCGGGTGTCTCGCCCGGCTTCGGGGGTGGTGTCTCAGAACCGGCGGCCGCAGCGGCCTCGCCGGGCTGTGACGTTGGTTTGGCCGCCGCGGCCGCAGCTGCAGCGGTCGCTGCAGCGTCTGTCGCCGGCGGTGGTGCCGAGCCCCCGCCAGGCGGTGGGTCGTTCTCAGCCATCGCGGTCACCCTTTCCGGTCCACAAAAGAAACGGGCCTCGCAACCACGGCATTGACCGTGATCAGCGAGGCCCGTTTCCTCTGCGTCCCGTTGTCGCCCTGCGGCCGGTTCGGGAACCGGTTGTCAGCGACGCCCGTCGGCGCCGCTCATAGCGCAGGTCGAAAGTTACGCGAGCTCGCCGTCGTCAGCGAGCGCTCGCGCGCGTCGCGCGGCAGCGACTGCCTGCTGCTGCGCGTCGTCCTCGCGGGCTTCATCTTCCATCGCGAGGTACAACGTCCGATCCGCCGTCACTACGTCCTCGAGCATCTCGAGGCCGGCGTCGCGCCGACCGGACAACGCGTAGGTGAGCGCGGAGCTCTCGATCGCCGTTATCGACCGATAGAGCCCGTGCGATCCCAGCCACCGTCGGACGGCGCGTCGACCCTCCCGGGTCGACATCACAGCGCGCACGTCGTGCAGGGCCTGCTCGCGGCCCTGGTCGTCGGCGAGCCGCGCCGACTCGACCTGAGCCGGGTCGGCGGCGTTCGCCAGTCCCCCATCATCGCGCGAGTTGATCGGCCGTGTCACGCGGCCAGCCGATCCGTCATGCGCGAGAGGGCCGTGTCACCCCCCATCGGCGTCTCGCCGAGCGCCTTGGTCGCCTGGGCGGTCTTCGTGAACTGCTCGGCCGCCGCGGCCTGCGCGTGCGCCTGGTGCTCGGCCTCGAGGCCGGCGGACGCTTCCTCGTCGGAGCGCACCAGCTTCGGATTGACGCCCAGCATCTCGGCGTAGTCGTCGATCGCCTGCCAGACGTTGATCTTGTGCTTGGCCTCGGGGAACATCGCGACGAGTCCCTGCGTCGACTGCAGGAAGCGGTCCTGTCCGCTGACGCCGACCAGCTTCTGCGCCTGTGACATCAGGCTGATGTACTCGACCTTCAGGTCCATGCCGTGCAGCTCCTCGGGCGGCGCGGGAATCGCGCCGGCGCGGAGCATCATCGCGAACACGCGGTCGACGAGCGGGTCGAGCAGCTCGTCGTTCGTGCGCTCGAGCACGGGGCCGAGCGCGAGCAACTTCTCTTCGTGGCGCTCGTTGACCTCCGCGGCGGTGATCGGCTGCGCCCCGCGCATGTTGTCCGACGTCGCGAGCATCAGGAACAGGTCCTCGTAGAACGAGCGCCGGATGCGCATCTGCGTCTCGCCGATGTCGAGGGCGAAGACCTGCACGCCCTCGAGGCGGATGTCGTGGATCGGCCGCAGGCCCTGCATCCCCTCGCGCACGTCGACGAGCGTCAGGTCGCCCGGCAGCAGCGACGTCTTCGTCGTGCGCAGCGCCGTCGGTCCCTGCAGCGGCGGGTCAATGGCCTTGGCGATCGCCTTGGCCTTCTGCCGCGTCATCAGCTGCAGCTGCTTCACGTCGCCGATCGCCACCATGCCGGGGCAGTCGGTGCCGTAGATGTCTTCGCCGGTCACGTCCCAGCGCGGCACCATGAACGGGAACTGCTCGTAGCCGCCCTCGCGCAGGAACACGTTCTCGCGCGCGCCGCGCTCGAAGTAGCAGGAGTGCCAGGGCATCCGCTGCGCCGGGTAGAGCGCGCGCGCGTCGGCCTCGGTGTTGGGCGCCACCATCCAGGTGACGTCGACCTTCTGCTCGTAGGAGCCGCGGTCGTAGAGGTTCTTCACGGTCTGCGAAATCTTCGACCAGTCGATGTCGCGCGAGCCGGGGACGACACCGAACGTCTCGACGACGCGCCGCACCGTCATCGCGTAGTCGCGCGTGAAGGCCGTCGCCACGCCGCGCGCGTTGAGCGCGATCGCGTAGCTGCCGGTCGGGAACACCTGGCAGCGCATCAGGTCCTGGTCGTCCTCGAGCACCGCCATCGCGGCCGTGCCGAAGACCGCCATGTCGCCGTAGAGCACTGGCAGCGCGTTGTACAGGTTCGACTTCAGGAACACGTCGAGCATCCGCCCGGTGACCGTGTGCAGCCAGGCCTTCACGGGCGCGAACTCGTTGAGGTCCGGGTCCGGCACACCCACGCGCAGCCACGGGCGCGCCGGCGAGGTGAGGCCCGCGTGCAGGCCGGACTGAATCGTCCGCACCGCGAAGCGCCCCGTCGAGTCGATGATCTTCTGGTCGCGCCGACCGCCGCGATTGACGTCGGTCGTCATGAAGCGCACGCGCCGCGGCGCGAGGTAGTCGGCGAGCTCCTGGTAGTCCGCGTCGAAGCTGTTGCGCTCGAGGATCATCTCCGCGCGCGCAATCTCATAGCGTTGCCGTTTGGTCATCATGGTCTTAGCGGCCTCCCTTGCCGGCTGTCGCGGCTGCGGCCGCCCGTGCGCCGGCCACCGCGGCGGCGAGTGCGGACGCCGGCGTCAGCGCCTGCCCGATCGAGGGCGAGGCGAGCGGCGCCGCCGCGCTCCCGATGCGCTGGCCTGGCAGTGAAAACGTGGGCAGCGCCTGGCCGAAGGACGGCCCGACGCCGAAGAGCGTGCGGCGCCCCGGCGCCGCGTAACTGGTCGTGGGCGCGGCCGGGGTTACCGGCGCCGGCGTCCGCGGCTTGTAGAGCTGCGCGAACAGGCCGGGGTTGTTGGCGGCGGTCAGCATCAGATCACCGACTCGTCGCCGGTCGGCGTCTTGACGCGCGTCACGTCACCGGGCTTCGCGCCAGGCGCGGTCGGCAGCGGCGCGAGCACCGACACCGCCGGGCGCTCGCCGGGCCGGGTCTGACGCCGCGGGTCGGCGGGCTTGATCATGTCGACCGCCTCGGGGCCGACCTTGACCATCCACTTCGCGGAGAAATCGCTGACGCTGACGAGCGCGAACGTCATGCCGCGCTCGATGTAGGTCGCGCGGTAAAAGCCGGCCTGCGTGGCCTGCACCATCTGCTTCTGTGTGTCCATGGGGTCTGTGTCTCCTAAGCGGCCTGGGCGTACGGGTCGTAGTCGGTCGCGACCTTGATCGCGCCGCTGCTCGTGCGCTGCCCGTGAATCCGCTCCTGCACCTGGTTGGGCATGTCGGGAATCGCGAACGTCAGCGCGAGCGCATCCGCGAGGTCCGGCGAGCGGCCGAGCCTCGACTTGATCTGGTCCTTCTCTTCGAGCTGGAACGTGCCGTTGACGAACGTGTAGGTCGGCGTCGTGAGCTCGGCGACGAGCTCGGGGACGTTCGGCAGCGCCATCCCCTTCTTGATGGCGTCGGTCATCTCGAGCCACATCTCCGCGCGGCGGTTTTTGTAGCGTGGGTTGATCGCCTTGCCGTGGAACTGAATCCCCATCGACGGGATCCCGGCGGCGAGCAGGTTGTCGATCACGCCGTGGCCCCAGTGCCCGGTGTCGTCGACGAGGTTCAGCTCACTGCCCCACGACGCCTGCGCCATCGCGACGCGCGCGGCGATGTCGGTCGTCGCCATGCCGCGCAGCTGCACCGGCTTGAACGCCGCCATGCCCTGGCGCGGGAAGATGACGGTCCGGTCGTCACCGAATCGGGCGACGTCGACGCCGAGGCGCTTCTGCGCCCAGTCGTACTGGCTCGGCTCGAGGTGCCGCTGCTGCGCGGCGAGCACGTCCTCGATCCCGATCAGCGCGTTCAGCGCTTCATCGGGGAACTCGCCGAGGATGTAGGCCTTGCACCACGCGTTGTCGCGGCCGTACGTGTGGAGCTGCAGCCGGTTCATCGCGGCCGGTTCGGTGCCGACGCGCGGCGCGTTCACCCAGGCCTTCGGGTCGTCGGGATCGCCGGTGATCCGGATGACGTGCCAGAGATGCCGCAGCTGGTTCGCCGCCGCGAAGAGCATCCCGTCGAGCGCGATCGGGTTGCCGGCCTGCACGAGTTTCCCGAAGACGGTGTTGGGCAGCGCCTGCTCGCCGGCGCGCAGCACGGTCGTCGGAATCGCGCCGCTCTCGTCGATGAGCGCGAGCACGTTCTGGGAGTGCATCCCCGAGAGCGTCGCGCCCTGCTCGTCGGCGCTGCCGGTCTTCGGCCAGGCCTTCGGCGACAGGAACCACGTCGACGGGTGGTCCTTCGCGGCGATACGCGACGGCGACCAGGTGAACGCCGCCTTCAGAAACTCACTGTTCGCGTGCCACTTCGCGAACTCGGCCCAGAGGTTGTCGCGCAGGTTCTGCGCGGTGATCGACGTCGCCAGGCCTTTCGGGTGCCCGTTCGGGGTCGCCTGCGTCGCGAGGAAATACCAGCCGCACCACGCGAGGATGGTTGACTTGCCCGGCCCGGCGCAGGCCTGCAGCGAGATGCGCCGGATCGCGGGGTCGGCGAACGCGACCAGCGCGTCGACCTGCCAGGGGTCCGGCTCGGCGCCGAACTGTTCGCGCACGAACTCGACCGCCCCGTACGGAAGCCTCCGGTACCGAGCGATGCGCTCGCGGGCTGACGCGAGAACCGACACGCTAGGCCAGCTCCCCGTCGACGACGCCGCTCTCGAGCTTCTCGTCGCTGGTCAGCGTGCCGGCGACGATGTGCTCGAGCAGAATCGCGCCGCCCTTGCCCTTGCCGGCGACGACGTGCTGCTGGGCGTACTTCTCGGGCCGCAGACCCTTGAGCAAGAAAATCATCAGGAGGTCGGAATGTCGGTGCCGCATCCCCGTCTGGTTGCCTGATTTGTCGTAAACGGCCTCGGCATACCCGAGCGCACGGCGTCGGGCCTCCTCCTCCAACGCGTCCGACGCGTCTTCCTGCGCCGCATCGAACGCCGCCCGATACTCCTTGTCCGCTTTCAGCCAGTCGTAGTGCGTGCGTCGGCCGACGCCGGCGAGCCGCGCGGCCGCCGACACGTTGCCGCTCTCGGCGAACGCGATCAGGAACGCGCGCTTCTTCTCGTCGCGGTCAGGGTCGGCCTCGTGTACAGCGGTTTGCTGCACGCCGACGGGCACCAGGAACTCGTCAGCCACGCGCCAGCGTCCCGGTCGTCATCTCGCGCGCCCGGCGCTCCGCGCGCGCCGGCGAGTCGTGCCGCGCCCACTTGCTGTCGCGCATCTCGTTGGCGGCCGCGGTGAAGGACAGCTGCCGGATCTCGGCGTCGCTCGTCTGCACCGCGACGGCGATCGCGCGGCCCATGTCGCGGAACTGCGCGACGCCGGCGACGCCCAGCTGGTAGACCATCTGCGTGATCACGCCCTGGCGCACGGCGTCGAGCTTGGCGAACCACGGGAACTCGGCGCGCGCCGCGACGGCCGCCTTGTGCAGGCGGTGCTCGAGCAGGAACATGGCCTCCTCGGCATCGAGCCCGCCCTCGAGACAGGTTCCGAAGCCGATGGTCGCCTTCGCGTTCGCGTCCAGGTAGAGGTGCGCGCGGAAGCCCTCGTCCCGCATGACGGTCGGCAGCACGGTGGCCGCCACGGTGTCGAGCGCCATTTACTTGCCGTCGTGCGCGACGATGAGGCCGACGCCGGCGGCGATCGCCGACAGGTCGGTGGTGAGGTCGACGTGCCCGGTCGTGGCAATCTTCGCGACGACCGTCAGGATCGCG